TGCATTTTCTTCGTCCTTCTTGCGTATTTGATGATTCAGAGCTTCTATGTTACGGTTCAGTTTGGCAATCTCAGCATATTGCTGATTGATGGTTTCACGCATCAACCTTATCTCTACTGTCATATCTTGCAGTACTTTTGATATGTCCGCAACTTGCTCTTTCATAGGTATAAAGGTACAAAAAATATCTCACATACGCAAGAAATATAGACACTTTATTTTGTCTTTTTATAGGTCGTTTTGCTGTATATTTCAATCGCGGATTAAGGTGCAAGGCTATCGCTGAATAGTTACAAAAAATCAACAGTAAAATAATAAATGTTAAACGCCCCGAAAATCGCGCCCACAAATGCGACTATTCGTGTAAACCCTCATGGCTACTCGAGTTGCCCATTTCGCCTATTCGCATCGTCCATTTCGACTATTCGCGTAAACCCTCACGGTTACTCGCCTTGGTCAACGACACATAAAAAAAGCAAAAAGAGTATTATTATCAATACTTTTATGGCTAAACATTTGCGTATTAGTATTATTTTTACTACCTTTGCATTGTCAAACAAAAGCTCTTTGATATGAGAAAGTACAAAGTATCTGAAGTCATCAAGCTGTTGGAGCGAGACGGATGGGTGAAAATAGCTGAGAAAGGCGACCACAAACAATTCAAACACCCGGACAAACCAGGCAAGGTGACAGTAAGAGGGCAGAAGAGCGAGGTGCTTAGCCAATTTCTTCTGAACAGCATTTGGAAACAAGCGGGGTGGCGATAAGCGCCCCGCCCCTTTCCGAGGTTTGACTAAAAAATAGACAACTAACACCTATATTGATATGGAAAAGATTATAGTAGAAGTAAGATGGTGCGACCATAACTTTGGAGCCACATTATCAGACAACGTACCAGGAGCCATCGTCTTAACAGCCAAAACCTACGATGAACTGCAGAAAGAAGTGCCTGAAACACTCCAGTTTCACCTTGAAGGGATGAAAGCCGATGGCGATGAGATTCCGCAATGGCTCGCCGAGGGCGATTACGAGTTCGTCTACCACCTCGACACTGCTGCGCTCATACGATCGTGCGAGCGCTACGCCTCGCTTGCTGCCATTTCGCGAGCTTCCGGAGTGAACGAGCGACAACTAAGCCACTACGCCAATGGACTTAAGAAGGCACGCACGCAGCAGCGCGAGCGCATAATAGAAGGATTGCACAAAATAGGACGCGAACTGCTGTCCATATCATAGAGCATATTTGACAACCACAGTAAGCCCGACCGCCAGAAATGGAGGTCGGGCTTTTATATTTGTTAAAGAAAAAGCCCTCGATGCTTCACGCACAGAGGGCTAAAGAGTTCTTTTAATCATGAAACGTTGCGAAGTCAGAACTTGCAGCGGTCATGGTGCCGCATGGTCGTGCGGCGGTGTTGAATTAATTAAACAGTGACCATTTCAATATCCTTGGCAGTCGTCTTGATAAGCCCCTCCAAAGCTTCTGTAAAAGCCTGTTCGTTCTCACTCCTTAAAGCGTTCATCTCAGCGGATACTGCTGCACGCTCCTCGTCGGTCGTTGCCAAGCGGTTGCGCTCAGCAAGAGCCTTAATCTTATCCTTATAATCTGTCATAATAATATATCTTGTTAGGCAAGTACAATCGTCGTGGAGGTCTACTGATTGTACGGATACTTGCTTTATTGAGTTTTTATATGAATAGATGCAATGTTTAACCATTGCTTAAAATCAAATTATTGAATGATACACGCACGTCGTGAGCAACATTGTTGCGGTCTTTTTTAAGATTGTCCAAATCTGTACGCTTGTTAGAAGGAGATGAAAACATCTCATCTTTCAATGCTTGTATCTCTGGCGAATTGTCTTCGTAATTACCAGTAGATGCTCTGCGCAGAACTGAGAATCCATTTTTTATGAAATGGATAATGTTTTTAATGATGCCCATAGTAGTATTCTCCTTATAGTTAATTTCTATCTACAAAGTAACTCAAAAAAATCTATTTCTACAAGTTTTTTGTGTTATTTTATTGTTTCTACCTATTGTTTTTGCTCGTTTTAATGCTTAAAACGAGCTACATAGATATATAAAAGCATGGTTTTTTACCTCTTTTTCCATAGCTGCAAAATTCAACCACCTTGTTTTCAATGAGTTATGTGGTTGAATTTTGCAGCTTGCGCTTTCTGCTGTCTTTGCAGCACTACACCGCCCTACGCTCGGTTGGCAATTGCCCCTTATGCTCATAGCGGAATATGTAGAGAGATTTGCAACCATGTAAATGATTTTGTCTTGTCGCTCGTGGGCGGTTGTGCGAAACGTGAACATGGCAATTGACAAAAACAAAAACGCCTCGAGACTGCGAAGTCCCGAGGCTGGTGTGCGTCTGTAAGCCAGCAGACGACTTGGTGTTCAATATGGGGCATTATCCCAAGCTTATTCAATACTATCAGCAGCCAAACGAATTCGGTTACTCAAATCTATCAAAGCACCTTTGAGTAGATACTTTTCTTCCTCAGAAAAATCCGTTGGTTTCTTGTTGCCATCAATGCCATTAAGTTTGTGGTATAGCCACGAATTACTTTTACCGAAGTAGCGCTTAGACAAGTCAGCCCATGATATGGATATGAGTATATCCTTAAGCGTTGACTTGATGGTGCTTGTTGTAGTTGGGGAAAGAGTCATAGTTGCCATAATAATATCCTTTCTTATTTTTGGAGCCTCGCCACATGGGCGAGGCTTGGGTTAATAAAGTGGTTCGTCGAGGAGTTCTGCCATTAGCGTGTTAATGAACAATCTAAGTTCTGGGTCTCCGTTAGGATAACTTCTCTTGTAGTTTCTAACATGCTCGATAAGTTCGAACTCCGCTTCTGTTAATGCTAATTTCCTTTTTGCTTTCATATATTATTGCTTTAATTGAACAATGCAAAGGTAATACTTTTATTCGTACTATGCAAATAAAATAATACTTTTATTCGTACTTTAACATAAAAAATAAATAAAGCCACCTACGCATCTGCGCAAGTGGCTTCGGTAAAAGATAATACTAATAACCAACTCTTATATAAGAGTTAACACATGACAATTGCCAAAAACAAAAACGCCTCGAGACTGCGAAGTCCCGAGGCTGGTGTGCGCTGAAAGCTCAACAGCGACTTAGTGTTCAATTAAACGGCGCCTCAGTAGCCGGAGCTTTAATATTGTCTGCAGCTTTACGTATGCGGTCAGCAAGATCGTTAAGCGCACAATAAAGTTTGTCCGCTTCTTCAGGTGTGAAACCACCTACACCACCATTGCCATCAATGCCATACATCTTTTGCTGAAACCACGATACTGACTTATCGAAGTACGTACGAGAAACTTCACGCCATGACACAGCAAGGTAAATGTCACGCATACGCTTCTTCATGTCAACTATCTTCTCTTGTTTTTGTTTTGCTAATACTTCCATATTAATGTTATTTATATTATCTTTAAAAGCCCCGAGACCTTGAAGTCCCGAGGCTGGTGTGTGATAGAAAACAATTGTCTAACTTTAATTACTTCAAGCCAGACGAAGTGAACCGATACGTGAGCTTATGTCTTGCAGAGCATTATTGAAAATGCGTTTCTGTTCCTCATTCAAGGTGTAGACTTTGCCACGCACCTGTGTGCCGTTAATGCGCTGTGAGAGCCATGCTGAGCTCTTGCCAAAGTAATGTTTGGCAATATACGACAAGGGAAGCAAATGATAGTCCTCGTCACTTATGCGTGAACGCAAAGCTGCAACCTCATTCTCTATGTCTGTGAGCTTTTGATTGATAAACTCTTTTGCCTCTACCTTTACATCCTCATCAGCATGGCTTTCAAGCCATGTTAGAATTTCTTTCTTTCGTGCTTCGCTTGCTGCATCGTTATTGCCTGCAAGATTTGCATACTCTCTTAAAAGTTTCTCTGTTGCTGCCATATTTGTATTTTTTTTTGAGTCCTCTCACTATGGAGAGGACTCGGTTTTTACTTTCGCTTTTTAAGAAGCTTATTCAAATCTTCGAGAAGCATGTCAACTCTCTTGTTGATAACTTCATCTTCGAAATGAAGCACCTTGGCTACTTTCATGTAGTCTGCGATTTCTCGCTTCTTTCGGTCGATGTCTTTTTCTAATTCTTCATCCATAAGCTGAAATTTTAAAGTTTAACAATTTGTTTTCTAACACATTGCAAAGGTACATAAAATATTTGTTATGTGCAAATAAATACATAAATATTTTGTTATGTATATCAAAAAAAATAAATAAAGCCACCTACGCATCTCGCGCAAGTGGCTTCGGTAAAAGATAATACTAATAACCAAAAATTATATAAGAGTTAACACATGACATTATCCTCCATAAGTATTTGTGGTGCCACCTGCGCCTTGGAACACAGGCTTTGTCTCTGCACCTATGCAGAGCACGTCGAAGGCATCAGAACCATCGGTACGTGCTTCAAGCTTATCCTCCTCAGTCTCTGCCAGCTTCTCACCTCGCTTATCTTTCTTGCCATTATAGACTCCTGCAGAGGTAATGGAGATAAGCAAGTCGGGATTGTTATCTCTATTGATAAGCACCTGCAGATTACCTCTGCCACGCAGCATCTTATTGATAAGCGCATTCTTCTCGATGTGCCCCATCGGATTACCAAGGTAGACATCTCTGACAGCCCAGCCCATGGAGCGTAGCGACTTGAGAACCTCTCGATGTGGGTCGTTGTAGTGAAGTCCCCAGTTGGTGCCAACCATGGTGGAGTCGTAGTAGAATATCACCTGTCTGCGACGATGGAAGTGATAGTACTTGCTAAAGTCTTCGAGCAGCTCTGGTATCTTGCGCTCATACTTCACGAAGAATGATTTTATGATTCTTAGCTTGCCATCCTTCACTTGGCCAACCACGAGCCAGTTGATAAGGTTGTTGCTGTCGAAGGCTATGAGTAGAGGCAACCTGTCGTCGCAGTCGGCATCCATTCTGCAGTCGTTAGGTATGATGCCACCTTCAGCATTATCGAGAGTGTGGAGGTTGAGCACCGATTCGTTAGGAGCGGTATAGAGATTTATATCCTCACGCAAACCACCATAGAAGCCATCTGCAGATACTCCCACTCTCTGGCACATTATTGATGTGGCAAAGGTAAGTGGAGGCAAATCGCGCTTGGCTCTACGTATAAACTCTTCGCCCAGCAGGGCGAGGTTCTCGATACTTGAGTATTCCTTGTATAGTAGACAATTGGAGCGGAAGAAGTTGAGTTGAGCATTCAGCTCGTCGAGTCGCTTGCTTATAGCATCGTGGAGTTCTGGACGCTTGGCAAGTTTTTGCTTGAGCTTCCATATCTGGAAGATTATTCCCTCGATTACCTTCACAAGTTCAGGATCTTGCTTATCCTTATAAGAGAGAAACCACGAACCCTTTTTGGTAATAGGCATATCTGAAGTAATTGTCATGCCATGGTGGAGCGGAAAGTTCTTGAAGTACATTTCGTTTCCACGGTTGGCTTGAAAGGTCTCGTTCTTCAGCTGCTCATAGTCGATAAACTTTGCCTCGTCGATGATGAGATAGTCGAGCGACATGGAGTTGGAGGTGCCGCTACGATCTTGAGATATCACGTTGCACACGGAACCATTATAGAAGCTGATGGTATTCTCCCAGTTAGCAGGAGTGAAGATAGGAGTCTTCCAATGTAGGCGCTTCCATGGTTTTTTGCCAACTACATAGTGCAAGTCGCGCTTGAAGCCCCAACGCTCGAGATGAATAAGCATTGAGGGAAGTATATTGGTAAGGCAGCGCTTAACCGATGGTGCAACAAAACCGCCCATACTTCCAGGCATTCCCTGAAAGCACGACTGCAGACGACGTGCCTGGATGGCTCCTTTGCCCACACCACGCCCGGCAACAATCACCTCGTCGCGTGTGTTCATTGCCAGGCTGTAGTATTGGGCATCGTTGAAGTATTGTCGATATGGCTGCTCTTTATTGTCAATCATCGTCGTCTATTTTATTCTCTTCTTTTATCTCTTCATAGTCTGCATCCTGCACCATGGTTGCAGAATAGCGCTTTTGTAGAGCTCGAATTCTTGCACGTAGGTCCGGAATACGCTCTATACCGAGAACTGTAGGGTCGTCGGTAGGCTCGAAGTTCTGAGGCACAATCTTGTCGAATTCAAGTTCTGGCTCATCATCCTTGTCTGTGCGATTGTTCTGTACCAGAACTTTCGAGAGGGCTGCTATCGAGCGGTAGTCGCCAGCTCGACGTGCTGCAGCAATATCTTGCTCAATAGATTTGTTAATCTTCCATCGCATAAAATCCTTGCTTGTTTGCTGCAGGTTGCCAAGCAAAACCTTTACGAGATGCAGATCCTCGTAGGCAAGCGACTTCGATACCTTGAATTGATTGATATCGTATAGCACCAGGTCGTTGTCCAGCTTCGATGGGAACTGCAGCCAGTAGGCATATAATCCACGCAATCGATGCAGGCGCTGCAGCACACCCTCTGCGACACGGAGCTCGCGAAGTTCCGAGTCGTCGAGAGTGACATAATGAGCATATTGGTCAAGGTTTATCGGTAGAGCCATAATTATATTATTGAGAAAACATAAACGTCGGCACGCTCAGCCTGCAATGATTGCAGACCGAGCGTGTGTAAGCCAGTACCGAGGGGGTACTGATAGGGAGCATCACTCAGCGGACGGAATAGAGAGTCCAGCTTCATTGAGTTTAGCTTTCAGATCATCGCCTATAGGAGCATTGTTGGCAGTAAGAATAGCGACACGCTCCTGAACCTTAGCAAGTAGCTTGTTGTAGTCGGCAAGCTCCTTGGTGTTTTCGTCAGACTCCAACGACTTCTGGCGAAGCTCTATGAGCTTGCCGATATTCTTGGTGATGTAAGAGCGAGCGTTGGTGATATCCTTGGCAATGTCTGCAGGGGTATCGCCTTCAGTATTTTTTTTTGCTTCAGCATCATCGGCAACATAGTTGTCGTAGCGCTCAAGCTCACTCTTATACTTATACCATAGCTCTTTGAGCTGCTTGAGATACTCGTAGCGGTCGCAAGGCTTATCAATGGTAAGCAGAGTATTGTAGAGCTGTTTGATGCGGAACCAGCGTTCACGGTTGTCTTTCCATACCGAAGCTACATCTTCAGGCAGAGTGTCGTGGTCGGCACGTATACCAGATGCTGCAGGCAGGAATTTTGCTTGAGTCTCTTCATCCTCAGCATTCTCGGCAATAAACTTAGTCTCTTCATCGATGGCAACCTTAACCTTAGGAGTAAGCTCTGCGCTCAGAACTTCGACATCTTGGATTGTCATCTCGTCAAGTCGCATACGCAGGAACTTATTGAGCTCGTATCTGATTTTGTTCTCGAAGTACTTAGGTCTTCGCATTATGGTCTGATACATAGCTCTGTTGCGAGTGAGGCGCAGCACCATCTCAGCACCTGCTACAAGAGAGTCGTGGTCGTGAGTTTCAGCAGCGAGCCACGTCTGCATATCTTCTGTGAATTTTTTGTCTATCATAATTAGAAATAATTAAAGGGCGGTCTTACGACCTTTGCATCGCATGACCGCCCAGGTAATATATATTGAGCCTATTGGTGAGGATTATCAGCAACAACGATTGGTAGACCTGTTGCACCAGAGATGTCGCCATCCTCTGTCTCGATCTTGCCAGGATAGAATGGTGCTGGATACTCGTCGTCGGCAACAGCCGAAATTGTGGTAGAGTTGGCATCTGTTGTAGCCTTGCCTGTACCCTGCGAAAGCGAAAGCTCAGGAGTGAATGCTTCAGAACCTACCATGCGAGCTTTGCCATTGCGCTGAATGAAGAGATATACCATCTCATCGTTGTTAGCTTGAGCAATGTAGCCGGAAACTTCCTCTTCGGTACCAGGGATTACCGCAGTGCCTGTAACCTTAAAGGTCTTAGAGCCGAATGATCCCTGCGATTCAGCCTGGAGTTCAGATTCGTTAGGAATAAGTCCTATCTTATGCCACTTCTTATCAGTTGCGAGTACGAAGTCGCCTGCATATTTAGCTACGTCGGCAAGAGTCTTCGGAGCTTCAGTGCCGATGGTTGGCCATGTCATAATATCACGCTTGGCAATACCATACACATAACCTCTGACACCTGGTAGAGATTTCTTACCTGGTGAGAAACAAATATCGCCGTATATAGAATTAGCAGAAGTACATTTAGTCATATCTTTATTGTTTTATGAGTTAATGATATGCAGACAGACGAGCAACGTGGCTCGCCTATCTGCTTGAGTTTACGCCTTCTTACGCCAGTAGCGGAGAACCTCAGGAGAAACACTCTCAAACTGAGTACCGAAGAAGTAGTTCATAATGAAGTCAACGTCGTAGTGGTTGGTGAGCGATGGCTTAACCAAGAACTTCTCATCTTCTGTCTGCTGGTTGAAGAGGAGATAGATGTTATTCTTAGGTGTGAGGAGGAGGAAGTCCTTTGGCACGTTTGCCAATGGAACAAGCTCGACATTGCTTGCTCCTTCAAGAGTGCGCTTATCGTAGCTCTGATTGTATGGCAACGAACCATGGTTGACCTGATATGCTTCGGTATACATATGATAGGTCTGGTCGGCCATAAAGAGTTTGAGCTGCTGTGAGCGAAGCTTAGCTGCAGCTGCAGCATCGCCTGCCTCTGACCAGTAGAAGTCCTTGATGACTTCCTCGGCATTCTCCTTGGTGATTGACTCTGTTCCCTCAACGAGGTTGCCAAGAGCTTCAGAGATGAGAACCTTAGCAAGTTCGTTGGTACCTGCAGCGTCAGCATCGAGGATAGTCTTGAATCCGTTGAACCACTTTGCAGTCTTCGAGGTGTCGGTACCATCATGCTTAGCGGTGAAGGCATTCATAAACATGTTTTCGCCAATCTTCTTAACGAGATAAGCGCATACCTGATTGACAATAGGCACACTCTTCAGACCATCGCCTTTGGTGATGTTGCTACCCCAAATAGACTGATAGATGGCATTAGGGTCAATACCCTGAACTATATTGCCAAAGAATGTTTCGAATACACGAGGGTCGATGTTTACTGCAGCATCTTCGTGCTTAGTCTTCGAATAGTTGCCAATTTCAGCTGATGCTGACATCTGAGAAACGGTCTCTCTGTATCGAATACCTGTGCGCACGTTGCAATGCTTAGCAAGAGCTGCCATGGCAAGGAATGGCATAAGAATGAAATCCTTGCGGTAGGTCTGGAAGGTCTTCGAGAGCTCGGAAGCTCCATATGTTACATTTCCAATTTTAATTTCTGCCATAGTTTACACGTCTTTAATGCTGTTATACATATCCTGTGCGGTGAAGCTGTTCTCTTCATTCGCAGGATTCTCGGTTGTGGTGGCACCTGCAGAACCTTTAAGATTCTGAATCTGCTCATCCTTCTCCTTTGACTCTTTCTGAGCCTGAGAGAGCTGAGCTTTGAGGTTGTTGATGGTATCGTCTTTATCTTTGACGGCTTGAGAGTTGGTTTTATCCTTCTCCTCAAGATCCTTCAAACGATCATCGATACTCTTCAGCTGCTCCTGAGTGAGAGTGATATTGCCCTCATCATTAGTCTGAAAACCGTCAATGGCAAGCAACGCCATGACTGAAGCAAAGATTTTAATCATTTTATGAGGTTGTTTTGGTGCGTGTTGGTTACGGAAGAGGTTCTTAAGCTGCTCACACGTCTTCTCGAGAAAGCTCGCGGTTGGATTGCCATTGCCATCAACAACTGACGAGATGCTTGGAGTAGCATCTTCTTGCAGAGTAGAAGGTAGTGGCGGTATACCTGCATCCTTGAATATGTTAGAATATGAGTTGACAAACTGATTGGTATGCTCGGCTGCAGCCTTCTCTGTCTCCTTGTCTTCACGTATGCTGTCAACAAGTCCGAAGTCTTTAGCCTGCTGAGCGCTAAGCCAATTGCCTTTCTTCATCTGAGCAAGACACTCGTCGATGGTTTTACCTGTCTTGTCGGCATACATCGATGCCAGAACATCGTCGAAGGTCTTGAGCGATTCACGCTGAGCCTTGAGCTTCGCAATGTAGCTATCTATCTGTTCCTTGTTGTTCTGCTCATACTTATCGATGAGGACAGAAACATTATGAATAAGGAAGAAACTGCCTTTTACGATATCGATAGTCTTGCAGCCAAGCATGGCAATGGTAGATATCGAAGCATTCATACCAAAAGCATGAGCATGAACGTTGCCATGGTCCTTGAATGCCTGGTTTATCTCTAAGCCATCTTTCACAAACCCACCCAGAGAGCAGAAGCCGACATGTACTTCCTTGCCTTTGTTCTGATTGAGCACATAGCGAACATAGTCAGCAGAGCAGCTACCCCACCAACTACCAATTGTGCCAGATATTACGAGATTATATTCCATTTGACTAATTTTCTCGCAAAGTTAACAGCTCAATTAAGCTATCGAAAATACTGCTATTCCAATATATAATAAGGAAAATGACTGCTTTTATAGCTGATTACAACCTCGTTTAGCTGATTGTCTTTGACTGATTCAGGGCAGTTCTTCGTAATCTCTACAGTTGTATATGGTCTGCCGATGGAGCCGACGAGTAGTTTAGTACCATCAATTAACGTAACCTTGAAGCCGAGTTGTTTAGGATATTGAGGAAGATTATCAGCCGTATACAACTTGATAGTCGTAGACACAACCATGTTGTTATCTTCTATTTTTGACTCAGACACCAGTGAAGGATGGCTTTTGACACAGATTTCTTGCCACTTGATATCTTGTGACAGTCTCACATGCTCATCTGGACAGACAATAGTACCAAGAATTTGATTAGAGTCGGCATAAGCTATCGACTTGACAATTTTGCTATACTTCATATTATATATAATGTTAGATGGTTAGATAATCATATCGAACGGTGGCGAACACTACGGCAAACTTTGTCCGCACGAATTATAGATTAATTAACGCTTTTTTTCTTGCGTGCGAGATTTCCTGCGCAAGTCGATACCTGCAGGGAGGTACGCTCTGCGCATACGCTGATATCTCATCTTGAGTGTATAATCATAATCGGTACTGATACCATTCGCCTCACACCAAGCACGAACAGCTGTCAGCAAGGTGCATTGACTAAACTCCTTTGCCGACAAATCGCTCCATAGCTGTAGGCGAAAAGTATTCTCTATAAATTCTGCCAATAGCTTGCAGCCATGGTGGGAGAGATAGTTGTATGTGACTACAGGCTTCTGCTTAGAGTCAGGTATACAGATGGCAACCTCGTTGCCACGTCGCAGAACTGGAGTAGCAGTAGGCTGAGGAATAAGGAGACGACGGATGCAAGCATTCTCTGCAGATTGAGCAGGGAAGACTACTGGATTGCCATAATGATAATGAAGCCATTGCGCCAAGAATGGTTTCATCTCAAGATAAACGAGGTACTTAGACATGTGGTGAGGTTTAGAATAGATTGTGTTCGTAAGTTCCTTGCAAAGATAGGAGATTTATATTAAATAACCTACTTTATAAGGATATTTCTTATTTTATTAGTCTTCTCTTCCTCTCTCTGTCTCTCTCTTCTCTGAGTCTGATATGATTTGCTACGAAAAGTTTGTGAGAATGTGAGAATGGAAAAACCGCTCAAAACCTTAGTGTTTATGCGACTTTGGGAGAATTGCAACTTACTAATCACATTTTGTGAGAGCAAAAAAAGTTTGTGATAAACTATATAGAAGAAGGGCATCGAGCAGCTTATCACAACTTTGAAATTTTTGTGATAGGTTTGTGGTGCAAGTTTGTGATAAGTTTGTGAGCGCTGAAACCCTTTTATTTACTATGTTTTTTGTGTTTTTCAAACTCCTTGTTACAAAATCACAAAGTTTTTGTAGTAAAAATGAAAGGGGGAAGGGGGATGACAAAGACGGCATGCCGTGGTGAAATATGCTTTGTCAATAAAAGTGACTTCGGATATTTTATCGGCTGTTTGTAGTAATGAAAAAAAGCGGTGCTGCAGATATTACTCCACAACACCGCACATTTGCGAATATGATTATGACTAGAATGGTTCTTCAGAGTCTCTTTGACTTTCGAGATACTTGGCTTGTTCTGCAGCCTCTGCAGCTTCTGCTGCTTTGGTCGACTTCAGATATATCATATCCTTGGTCTTCTTATTGCCTGGAGTAATCTCGATGCTATGCTGAATACGTCCAGAGCTATTGCATAGTTCTTCGGGGTTTAACGCATCAATCCATGGACAGAGACTGGCGAAGGCCTTAAGCTTACGAGAGAAGCTTTGCATGGTTATCTTATTAGTGTTGGCAAAGCTACGATATTCATCGAATACCTTGTCACGCTGAAGAAAGGTGTCCAGGTTTTCGCTATCCTTAGAGAAATAACCATAAGCCCAATCTTCGAAGTTCGTTCCCATCTCTGCCTTGAATTTACGCTTTACGATATTAGACATTGGTGGCATGGGTTTGATGGGTTTGTCGCTTATAGATAGGTAGAAGCGACAACATTGAAGCCAGAAGTTGATGTCGTCCATCCATTCGGCTTCGCTATAATCTTTGGCGTATAGAGTTTTATCGAAGTCGTCGTAAATGCTGCGAGTCTCGAGATAGTCGTTATCTTCAGTTTTTTGATGATAATAATCAGAGAACACCATGTATATTAGACGAGCTTCTGAAGATGGATCAAAATCAGAAGGCACGTAGTTAGTCGTAAAAGCCAACTTCGGACTGTCCTCAAATGGAATAGTGAACGATTGATTGTTCTTTGGATTTACAGTCATATCGCTCGTGATGTTATCGTAGAATAGACCCGTGTTGAAGTATCTATCACAGTCATCGAAGAGGAGCATTTGTGTATGCTGATTCACCTGGTCGAACACGTGAGGGTTATCCATTAGTTTAGGATTACGACCTGAGAGCTTTACGGTCTTCATTAGCATAGACAGAACCTTGAAGAAAAACGACTTACCACTTCGTCCATTACACTCGTTTTCTTCGCCTATTTTATTGTCCATTGCCACAGGTGCCCAAGCTCGCTCAGGAGACTTGAAATGATGCATCATATAGCCGAATGCAAATATCTTATTAATAAGGTTTGCTTTTTGTTCCTTAATCTCTTCAGGTGTGAGACTAACGCCCTCGATATCGAAAGGATGCTGAGCATGATACTTATTCATAGCATCGAGATTGCCATCGAAAGCATATTCCATTTCCTTACGCCAGTAGATACGGCTGGTATTGATGAGATATCCAAAGAAATGACTTTTCACATTTTTGATTTTGATATCGAAGATGTCTTTGTCTTTGTCATCTTTGGTTCGGATAATTTCGAATGCGTCTTCTCCTTTCTTGTATTCGTGTTGGATTACATTATTCTCCCACACATAGTTATGCAGGTCGTCAGAACCTGGTGTATACTCTCGTATGCCATCATCATCAGGTGATGTTGGCTTGGTAATCTCGATAGTCTTGTTAGGGAAAAAGAAAAGTTGGCTCTTAGCTGTATGAGACGTAAAGTCGAGGTCAATCTCTTGCAATGATTCAAGACTGGCAGGAGAGAATTTGGGAGAGTTGAGGATTAAGTTAAGAACCTCAAGATCTTCGTATCTCTCACGAGCCCACGAAGCTGCAAATTCTCTGATATCCTTTACGTTGATACGCTTCACAATGTTACCTTCAAGACGAACGTATTGGGTGATTGTCGAATTCTCGTCATGCAGAGCATAGAAACCATTCAGCTGAAGGAAATTGTAGAGATATACAGTATTAATCTCGTGCTTCAGCTTTCCGTCCTTGTTACGATAGCTAACCCAAAATTTAGCCGGCATTGCCACCTTGAGTAGATTATTGAAGTCTTTCTTGTCGCGACGAATCTCCATCCAGTCGCGAAGATCCTTACGTGAGCGACCTCGATTGTCTTTGTATGTGCTTAGCCAAGAAGGTAGCCATACTGTACGGATGTCAATGAAGCGAAGTGTTAACTCTTTGCCTTTGCGTCTACCTGTATCATCGATGTCTGGTATATTATACAATACTTCTACATACTTCATTATCTCTTTATATTCCTCCACAGATAGCTTGTAGGTCTCCGAATTAAACCACAGAGGATGATATCCCATGGAACGGCAGCAGAGGGAGTCGCGCTCACCTGAACATATAACAGCTTCAGGAAGTTTCTGCTCTCGATATGGTTGCTCATCGCCATGGGTGCTCTGCCATTCTTGCGCAGCCTCTCTATTAAACTTATGGTAAGCATCCTTAAGCTCTGAGAGGCCATTGATATAAAGACGTGGCTTTTTACCTGCAGGAGTATACGAAAAGCGGAAACCTTTATCGCAATTAAAAGGTTCATACACCTTATAGAATTTTTCCTCAGGTTTGTCTCCTTCAGCTTTCTTGATAAGGCATTCACGGATGAATATTGGATAATGGTCGTTGGAGTATTTGATAGTAGCCTTGCGGTCTTTAACGTTGCTTATCCATTTAACAGAATGCCAATGAAGAGCATCGACATCAGCTTGCGTCACCTTCGGACCAAGAGTCTTGAGCTCAAAATCTGTAAACGCCTCTTTAAGCTCAAAGTTGCGAGATCCATCAGCTTCGTCTTGGTTAGCGTCACGCTGCCTGATATCTGGGCGGTTTACACTACGGTCAAGTTCGTCATGAACACCATACTCAGCTGCGAGCTTGAGGATAGCTGCACCGAAGTCGGATCTATCGTAGTTGTTCTCACGCATATATATATCGATAGCGTTTTCAGCGTGACCTGAGTCTCCAAAATCAGTTACTTGCCATATTGTGCCATATTTGTTTGAGTTATGCTGACGCAGGGATGCTGAAGGCGTCTTCTCGTTCTCTCGAATGGCGAAGTGCTTATTCTTATTCTCTACACACTTCTTGGCTTGTGGGTAGATGTTTAGAATAATATCCAAACCGCCATTCGTAGCGTTCAATATCTGTTCAACTGTTATCATAATCAAATTCTTTTGTGCAAAATTAGAATGTGCCGTATCGTAGACAAAAAAACGACAATTATACAGCATTATATATCACAGAAACACAAGGTCACTTTGCTTTAGGATGGTTCATGGATGGATATGGTACTTTATTGAGTACGCTATCGATAGTGACTATGCCATCTTTTATTACAACGTCAGAAGAGGAGTCTTCTTGAATTTGATAAGCTAAACCTAATTCGTTCCAAAAGATATAGTCTTTAATATTGATGGCGGTGTTGTCGAATAGCATTGTTTTGCCATTGACACCAAGTAAGCAACCATCTTTGTATTCTATAATTCTGAATTCGGGAGATAGTATTTTAATCTCCTTCATTTCATCAATAAATTGTATATATTCATCAATAGTAATCATATTCGTAATGTTTTAATTCTATAACCAAAAAAAGCTATTGGTATAAATTGCCCTCTGCATATATCTTGCAGAAACTCTCTTAGATGCTTTTCGAAGTATCTTTTCATCCCCATCTAAGAATTTAATGAAAGTTGCGCAACCAAAACGACGAAGATATTCTTTTTTTATTTTTCTGTAGCTCATAGTTTTTTTATTTCAGTCTCTGCCATCAATCCCCACAGACATTTTCTGTGGGGGCATCATTTGATTATGGGCAGTTCTAAACAACGTTAATCTTACATTTTACGACTTCTGAGAATAATGTTATAAAAATGCGTATGATCTTTCTTGTTAATCAGAAGTGTTATATTTCGTATTCCATGCCCTGCTTGGCGTACGGTCATCGTATATTGCCGAGGTTCTCGATCAAGAATTTCATATAGATATCTCAACCCTACAGCACTTACTGCTTCGCATAGCGTTTCTTGCATATTGTATTGTTTTAGAAGTTCATTAATTGTAGATGTTTAATAATCCCCCTACAGTCTTTAACTCCAAGTTTTCGCTTAACGCGGAAGAGCTGCACCTTGATAGTATTAAGATTCTTACCTAATTCTTTTGCTATTTCCTTGCACGTATACCCGTCGACATATAGCTTAGCAGCTCTTGTCTCTTCCGGAGATAGATTGACCACACTTTTAGGTTTACAAATCACATTTTCGTCGGGACAAAGACCTCCACGTAGAGGGCATTTTACTTCTTCAAAGTGTAGCTTTCTACCTTCAATATCTGCAGTAAGCAAATCATGCTCACCAAAGTTGCAGCGTATAAAACGTTCAAGCATCTTGAAGGTTCTGTCATTCATAGTCCCTTTATTCTTGCTTACCTGGTATAATTCTGCCAGGCGAGCGTAACAAACAGGGAAACGTTCTTCTACAATGGAGAGTAGGGGATGAATCTCTGTGCTGAACTTGGTTAACTTTCGTTCATCACCTCCATTTACACTATAATACACCTTACCATTTGGTGAGGTACGGAACTCTATCTCTTCCATAAGCCTTCTTCTATTACCACTTGGATCGTGACTTCCTCGAGCTTGTTTAATTTGCTGTTTGGCTTTTTTGCCAGTTTTCTGCTAATAGTGTTTGCTTTCATACCGTATCTTGTTGATAAATATAAAAGGAACTGGCTTTTCTCTTTTTTAGAGAGATTCTGATAATAAACCATAGGGTTTACATTTTCGGATTTTCCCATTTTTCTCTTGTTTACGTCAAATGTTATTGTTAACTTTGCGACAAAGATAAACATAAATAACCAAACAATCCTACTTTATTAGGAGAAAACTTTCCTAACAAAGAAGGATTTAACCTTTATTAAATATGCGTTACGAAAACAACATTATTAAAAGCGCGAGGGTTAAAGAACTTCTGCTTAAGACAGGAATGAGCATTACTGATTTCAGTAAAAGCTTGTGGGGAGCAAAGAGCCATAATAGTTTGAGCTATTTCGATGCCAGGCCAGACGTTAAGGTTTCAACATTGGTTAGGATGGCAGAAATCTTAGATTGCTCGATAGAAGATATCCTTATTAAGAAGGACAGCAGCTCGGACGCTCCGACAGTAAACGGATATCACAAAGTCATTAATGATAACTATGTAAATGCAGATGTTACTACATTGAGGGCTGAAATAAAAGCACTAAAAATGGTCATCGAAGAGAAGAATCAGCGTATTGAAGACTTAAAAAATACTAATGAAGCTCTCGATAAAAGACTTGATATGGTGCTCCAGCTTGGACAAGCGAAAGACGGAAAATAATTAACGTGAGTTCGACGAATTAGAATAAGGTCAATTGTCTATCAATAGTCCTTTGAACGGCAATTGTAGGTTTCTTAGGAAAGAAACAATATGCTGCCAAAGCTCCAAGAGT